GACCATCGCCCTGGCTGTGACCCTTGGGGCCGCGAACGCTGCGAACGTAGTCAACCTGATGAACTTTGAGATCGGCTTTTAGATAAATGAAAAGGGCCAGCCACCCTCGGCTGACCCCCTCATATTCACAATATTTTTGGCTGTCCGTAGGTTTTCGCTTCGATCCACAGCCGCCTGAGAAGCGGCTGACCTCCTGCTGCGGAGGATATTACCCCCATGGCAGAGCACGAATCAATCAAGAAAGCTCTCGGCCCCAAAGGCGACGAGGCGCGGCGCAAGCTGCATTCCCACTCGGTGAAATATGAAAGAGCCGACAACGGCGGTCTCCACGCGCACGTCGAGCGGCACACCGCCGATGGCAAGCACCACCACACCGAGCACCACGTCCTGGCCTCGGCTGACGATGCCAAGGAGCATATGGACGAGCACCTGGGCGATCAGCCCGATGCGGGCGCGATGCAACCTGCCCAGGCCGCACCACCTCCTCCTGGCGCAGCTGGTGGAGCTCCTGGCGGCGACGGCGGCGGCGGGGCCATGCCTGGCGATGGCGGCGGCGCTGCGGCGATGATGGGCGGGCAGTGACCGGCAACGACATCTCGCGGCTGAAGACGGATTCCGATTTTCGCTACTCGATCCGTCTTCGCATGAAGACCGACCTCTTCTGGCTGGCCAAGGATATCCTCGGCTACTCGCGCATCGAGGAAGAGACGCACCGCGAGGCCGTCGACATCTTCGTCAAAAAAAATCCGCACGTACCATTCGAGCAGCAAGGCATCGAGGACGGGATCCGCATCCGGCGGCGCATTCTGCTGATGCCGCGCAAGACCTACAAGACCTCGCTCTCGATCAGCGACTCGGTGCAGTGGATACTGGTCGACCATGAGATCGCGATCATGTGCATGACCGCGTCGAACAGCGATGAGTCGCCGCTGGCCACGGCCTACGTGCTCGAGTGCGCCTCGCACTTTGTCTGCCTGGACGATTGCGAACCGGGCGACTGCCGTCACCCATTGCACATCTGCTTCCCTGACACGGTTCTCAAAAAAGCTCCGCACGTCAAGGCCACGCAGTTCACGATTCCAGGCCGCAAAAAATTCCGCCGCGATCCCACGCTGCGGGCCGTGTCCATCGAGCAGTCGCTGTCAGGCTGGCACCCCGACATCATCTGCGGCGAAGACGTGCAGGACAATCGCAACTCGCAGACCGCCTATGGCCTGAAAAAAGTTCGCACGAATTTTTACATCAACATCAAGATGCTCGGCGAGAGCGGCATGCTCAACATCACCGGCACCAGGTACGGCCCTGCGGATCTGTATGGCGACATGATCCAGAAAGCCGGGCCCGAGACCAAGCTGCTCTGGAAGCCCGCGTATCTGCGCCGCCCGCATGCATTGAAGCTCGACGAGGAGGAGCTCGAGCGCAACGATGTGCTCCTGCAATTCCCCAAGCAGCTGTCCTGGGACTTCCTCGCGAGTGAGCGCACTCTCGATCTCTCGAGCTACATGACCCAGTATCTGAACATCGCCGAGGGCGGGTTCAAGGCCACGTTCCCGATGGAGAAGCTCGAGGCCGCGAAAGTCGGCGACCGGCTCACCGAGCGCGAAGGCAACGTGCATATCTGCTGGCGGCTGGAGTATGCCGAATGCAAGTATGCGGCGGGCGCGGTGGGCATCGAGGTCGACGGGCGCATGACTATCGTCGAAGTCATCCGTGGCCAGTTCCCGCCCACCAAGCTGGCCAGGAAGATCGCCGCGACCGCGAAGAAGTGGTACTGCCATCGCGTGGAGATCGAGGAGACGCCTGGCGCGACCACGGTGCTGCCGCACATCCGCAATGAGGCCCTCGAGCTCGACTGGCGGCTCGATGTCAGCTGGAGCGAATTCCATCACGATGAGACGGCGCGCCGCCTGCACATCAAGGCCGCAGAGCCGCACTTGCTTTCAGGCCGCTTGCTCTTTGCCGACTCGATCACCAATGTGCAGGAGGTGTTTCGCCAGCTGCACCAGTTTGGAATGATCGAGGAATTCGAGGTGGCCAGCGTGATCAGCCGGATCGCGCAGAAGCTGCCCGCATCGATTGCCGCGAAAGATTTCGACATCAGCGATGACGACCAGTTCCGGTCGCAGATGGACAAGGACGCTTACGACCGCACGTACAATCGCGGGAAGTATTTCGAAGAAGAGCCGGTGCTGCCAGAGGCCGAGGAGGTGGAGTGGAGCGCCATGCAGAATGAGTATCTCGAAAGTGAATTCATGCCGGGGTTGAGCGGATGAAGATCATTCTCGAATCGACGAGCAAGATCGTGCAGTTCTCCACGCAGCGCGGCCAGAGGCCTTATGAGGCGCGAGTGTGGCGGGGCCATACCGAGAGCGGGATCGAGATCCAGGTGCTGATCCCGCGCATCGCAGTGGTCGAAACCGAAAACCAATCGCAGTTCGAAGAGGAGCTCAAAGAATGCAAAGCCCCGATGCCAGAGCCGCAGGCCTTCCCGATGCGGATGCTGATTTGAAGTTTCCCGAGATGCCCGCGATCCCGGCGGAAATATTCGAGGAGCTCGAGAAGCTCCGCGTGTTCACCGAGGCCCTATGCGGTGCCGACCCCCGGTTCGTCAACCGAAAAAATGCGCCGGCGCCGAAACCAAGGTACTCACTGAGGCAACTCCAATAGCGGTGTGAGATGGGAACATTGGCAGGCGCAGTATCGGGATCGCAGACGATCACCCAGGATCAGATCGAGTACCAGGGTGAGCCGCTGCTCGATCCGCGCTACACCGACGACGGCGCGGTGGAGCTCGTCATTCAGGATGCGCGGCGCGCCCGTGTCTGGCTCGATCAGAAGCAGTGGGCCCTGCACTGGCGCGAGAGCGACGTGCTCTACCAGTCGCCGCGCACCAACGCGGTGTTCGAAGGCTCGACGGTCTCGCGGGCCAACGTCTCACGCTTCACCGTGGCCAAGCATGTGAACTCGCTGGTGCCGGGCATGAAGAGCGGCATCTTCTACGAGAACCCGCCCTTCCTGATCAGGCCGAGGCCTGCGACCTCGGAAACCACGGCGCGGGCGAAGACGGCGCTCTATGGCGCGCTTCTCGACAAATGCAAATTCGAAGACGTAGCCGAGAAAGCGATGGAGTCGCAATGCACCTTCGGCACCGTGGTGGTGAAGATCGGCTGGGAGAAGGAAACCAAGATCAAGAAAGTTCGCAGCCCACGGGCCGCGCCGGTTCGCATGAAGCTGCCGCTCGGCGGCGAGCTACTCATCCACACCAAGGAGTCCGAGGAGCTCGTCGTCACCGATACCCCGGTGACGCGCCAGGGCCCCACCATCGAGCTCTGTGAGCTCGGCACGGTGTTGTGGGATCCGACCTGGAACGATGCCAACAACCTGCACAAGGGCGCGAAGTATGTCGTGCATGTGAGCTATCCGACGTACAACGATCTCAACGCATTGCGTGAGCAGAAGGTCTTCGACGAGAAAGGCAAGCAGGTTGGCGGCTACGACATTCCGCCCGAGCAGGATCTCCGCGACTACTTCTTCCAGCGCGGCGATAACGGCGTAGGCACGGCCAGCCAGGTCAAAGAGAGCCTGGGATCGCAGAATTACATGGTGCATCACGCGCAGGGCGAGGAGATGCCAGCCAGCGCGGATCCCCTGGAGCGCCCGCTGATGATGCTCGAGCGCACCGACCAGCAGAACGTGTACACCGTGCTCACCGATGACTGGGAGCGCGGCGTCATCATTCGCAACGAAGAGCACAGTCTTCCCTTCATCAATTTCCTCTCCGCAAATTTCTGGAACATCCCCAATGCCGGGCCAGGCCTGGGTTGCGGTCGCATGGCCGGTTCTGATCAACGCATCGAGAAGGGCCTGACCGATGCCCTGCTCGACATCCTGAGTTATTCGTGCAATCCGATGTACGCACGATCAAGGGGGGCCAATGCGCCGACGCAACAGATCCGGCAACGCCTGGGCGGCATCGTGGATGTCGACGTCCTGGGCAACCAGCGTGTGCAGGACGTCTTCGGAATCATCGAGCCACCGAAAATTCCACCTGAAGTGTTCGCAACTCTTCAGCTTTCCGCGCAGACTGCACAAAGCACCACGGGCGCTGACGAAGCATTCACGCAGGGTTCTCTGCCCGGCAGAGGCGGTTCCTCTGCTGCGCGCACTGCTACAGGCGCGGGCGGGATCATTGCAGCCAACGCGGGTAAGATTCAGGGGCCGGTGGGGCACTTCGTAAAAGGCATCCTGATCCCCTTCATCGAGTTCGTCGATTTCATGGTGAAGCAGCGGATGACGCCGCAGGAGATCCGCCAGATCCTCGGCGACGAGCTCGGCCTGGCCTTCGATCTCGACGCCAAGAATTTTTACGACAGCGACGACCGCTACGAATGCCTCGCAGGCGCGCACCTTGCCGCCAAGAAGGCGATGGCGCAGGCGCTGCCGCTGATGGTGCAGATTTTTGAAAATCAGCCGCTGGTCCAGCAATTGAACGCCATCGGCTACGTGATCGACGTCAGGATGTTGCTCGAGATGTTCATGGAGGTTTCGGAGTGGAAGAACGCGAGAGAACTGATCAGGCCGATGACGCCGCAGGAGCAGCAGAAGTACAACCAGCAAAACAACCCCGGCGCGATGAAGCTGCAAAACCAGATCGCGACCATCGGAGCCAGGCACCAGGCCAAGTCAGAAGAGATCGATCAGAAGGAAGAAGCTGGCATGGCGCGGGATATGGTCAGCAAGGCCAACGACCAGGCGGCAAGCTGGGACGAGCGCAAGTGGGAGCGCGATGCTATCGCTGGTAGCGTATGGGCACCGAGCTAGGCTTCGAGTATTTCGATGTCGGCGATTGCAAGTGGAAGTGGATCCGCGACGGCATCTTCGATGATGGCGAAACGATCAAGCACTGGTTCGTGCGTTGTGGGATCCAGGTGAGGACTAGGTGATGGAAGTGGTGGTCAGAAAGACGCGAACGCTCAAGCCGACCGAAATCAAAATTCCGGCCGATGAGCTCTCGCAGCTGTCGCAGCTGGTCGGCGATCCGCGCTACGATGCTCTGCTCAACGTCATGGAGCGGGCCTGCATCTCGCTGGACACCGCGCACCTTGATACGCCCATCGCGGATCC